CTGAATGAGAGATTTGTCGAAATCCTCGTAGTCTCCATCGAAGGAGCTGAATCCGGGCCCGGCTACAAAATTGTAAAGCTGGGCCCACTGGATGCTCGTGGCATCAACGCCTACAGCGGCGCCGAACACGAAGGGGAATACGGCCATGGTCCTACACAAACAAAGCAAAAATTGCCTTATCAATATGGTAGAATCTATGGGNCCAACCATAATCATTCGGATTTTGCCCTGCCTGACCTTCTTCTCAGAACGAACCTCGTCCTTGGGAACCATGCGGTAGACTATCTTAACCGGACCATTTGAAACAGACTCCTTAAGTCGTTCGTAGCTCTCAGCCAAGGCGGGGACCATGCTATAGTTTCCGTCAAGATCCTTATCGAACCATGGTTTCTTACCGAGCGAGCCGCCACCACTGGAAACAAATGGGTATCCAGCGCTAGTCTTCATTTCGATCGGGTTAAGGGTCCTAAGAAACTTGTCCTGACCGGCCATGCGCCTGCCGTTAATCGCAACATCTAAATCGTACGGTCTCATGTGTGGAAGAATCTCTTTGTACTCCAACACGGACTGCAGATACATGTCCGAAGCGTCGAGAAGCTCATTGGCCAATCCCTCATCATATGATGGATGACCCATCAACTTTCCGATGGCATGCACGGCTGACAGGTTGCGCTTGGAGCGATTTTGAGTATGCTCGCCCTGAAGCGCTACCTTATCAGTCTCAACAGGTCCCGGAAGTCCTGTCGAATCAGAAGCCAAAAAGAGCTCCTTGAGCGGAGAATCCTTAAATTTTGACTTCAAATTGCCAGACAAAGAGGACATCTGGCCAAGGGCTTTAAAAGAATCAGGGTTGACGACAACCTCAGTCTTTTCGAGGACCCAATCCTCGTTCTTTTGGGCCCAGTTGGTCTCCCAAACCCTAGGTGCGTTGTGAACGAACATTCCACCAATTACGGGGTCGCCCCTGTCGAACGTGAGTGAAATGGGAGAGCCATCCTGCTGGGTGATGCCGTTGATCTCCGCAGGTTCACCAGTAGGAAACTCCTCTGGCTCCCTAGAAATGAAATCATTAGCAAACACAGGTACGAGAAGTTTCTGCCTGGGATCAGCGTCTTGGACACCGAAATGTATGCCAAGAATGGCGACAGCGGTGTCCCCCTTCATAAGAAGGTAAACATTGCCGCAATCGCCGCCCACGGTAGGATGATCTAGGACAACCCTAGTGTACATCATATCATACGGATCCCCAGTGCCAATCGCTCGACCCAGCGTGTCGTAGCCTACGGTGTCAACGATGAAACCGGAAGGACGACCAGCTCCCTTCTTAGCGAAGGTGATCTTAGCCCCCTGTGGAAACACATGGGAATTGAGCTTAGGCGGACGCACCATGAAAAATTTCTGAAGGTCACGATGCGGCCTAGCCTTAAGAACGGTCAAATAGACCAGGTCTCTGGTGGGCTCACAACGGTGGGCTTTCTTGAATTCCTCAGCAGTCATGACAATGTCGATATTGTTAAGTCCTGCACCCTTAATGGTCATGGTCCATTCCGTAGCCCACGTCTCACACTTAAAACGCTTAGCGTTGTACCACGGAATGTAGTGCTTGTTGA